TCTCGAGGATCCCGACGGTCATGGCGCCGTCACCGGCCTCCGTTTTCTCGGCCGCCTGGACGGCGACGTCGGGCCGGTTCGTGATCTGCGGGAACTGGACTTTCCCGGCGGTGAGCGCGACGTTGTTGGCGGCCTGGACGAGCGGCCTGGCCCGGTTGATCACCTGCATGATCTGGTTGATGTACTGGGCGCTCGTGAGGCCGGCGACGTTGGTGGTGAGCACCTGCGCGACGGCCCGCTCGAGCCGCTGCCGCGCCTCGTGCCGCAGGTGCGGGCTGACCGTCGACCCGATCTTGTCGAACCGGGTGATGATGACGTCGCGGGCGTAGTGCGCGAACGTCCGGTACTCCGCGTCACCGTCGCCGCCGTCACCATTCGCGTTGGCTTCCGCTTCGCTGTCCGGGGTTTCGCGGCGGCGGCTGAGCGTCTTGCGGGCGTCCTTGGCGTTGGCGCGGATCTCCTCGAAGTCGAGGATCTCCGTGATCTGCGGCTCGAGCTCCTCGAGCCTGCCCTTCAGGCTGCGGATCAGGTCGCGTTCCGCGTCGGACGGGTCGCGTTCCTCCTCCTCGGCGCGGGCGAGGATCCCGTCGATGTTCTCGTGGATCTGCCCGCGCTCGTCAACCAGGCGCTGCAAAACGGCGTTCCCCATCATGGCCTCCTAGTCGATGTTCGACGGGGTGCCGCGGTGACCGGGTGCCGCCCTGGTGCGCGGGGTGCGGCGCTGCGGGGTGCCGTTCTCAGCCGGGAATGCTAAACGCGGATGCTGACAGCGCGCAACCGCGCCAACTGCTCGTCGACGACGGGTTGGAGCTCGAGTAGCGCCTCGAGGTCGGCGCGGCTGCGTTGCGCGGTGATCACCGCGCCCGTGTACGCGGGTGCGCGGACGAGCGACACCTCGTGTAGCTGGCAGCTCCGCCTGACGACGGTGCCTTCCGGGGTGCGTTTCCAGTGGGTGTACCGGTCGGTGAACCCGATCGAGAACCCCGGCAGGATCCCCTCGCGCACAAGCTCGAGCGCCTGGTCGCCGAACGCGCCGTTGTGGACGCTGAACACCCCGTACAGGCCGCTCGTCTCCTCGTGCAGCTCGCGGCACACGCCGATACTGTCGGGGAGCCCGGTGCGGTGCTCGTACCGGAGCTCCAGCCGCGCCGCGGCCCTGACCTGCCGTTTGAACGCGCCCGGCTCGAACACCTCGTAGTAGGCGGCCCCGTCGGGGGCGTCCCTGACCTGGGCTGCTTCCCCGTAGGGGACGCAACATCCCTCGAGGGTGCGCCCGTCGCCCGCCTCCAACTGGGCGCGGAACGTGCGGTGCAGGATCATCCTTGGATCACCTCCAGTTGCGGCACCGCCGGCGGCGGCTGCTGGTTCGCTTTCGCACCAGATGGCTCCTCGATCATCGCGACCGCTTCCCCCTGGTCGAGCGGCGGCAGGTTCGGAACCTTGGCGCGCACCTCGTTGACGGTGACGACACCGGCGGCGAGGAGCTTCAGCCACACGTCGGTCTCGGTTGCGAGGTCGGGGCGGAGGAGGTCGCTCCCGTCGAACTCGACCCAGGCGCCCCTCGGCACCCAGGTCGACAAATGCGTCGCGATCCGCTTCGCGGCCGGGTACAGCTCGCTCCGCCACCAGGTGCTGAACAGCATCTCGGGATTCGAGTAGTTCAGGCCGCCCGCCTGTTCCATGTTGAGCATGAACGCTGGCACCCCGAATGCCGCCGCGATCTGCTTCGCGTCCCACTCGCGCGAGTCCAACAACGCGAGGTCTTTCGGGTTGAACGCGAACTCGGTGAGCGCGACGTCCTGGGGGAGCACCGCCGGCGCCCCCCTGGCGTCGGCGCGGGCTGTCAGCCAGTCTTCTTTCAACTGGTTCGCCTGGTCACGGTTGAAGTTCCTGCGGTCGACCTGGAGGATCGCCCAGGGGACACCGCCCGTGTACATGTCCGCCGCCAAGCGTTCCGCGGCGGCGGCGGCGGCGACGTTCCCCGCGTACCCCTCGAGCGCGCTGGTGCCGCGCAGCCCGCCGCGCGGGTCACGGGTGATCTGCAGGACGTCGTCGGCGTCCAGTGGGGTCTGGTTGACCCGGTAGAAGCGGCCGCCGGCCGGGTCTTCGGTGACGTCGACGCGTTGCGGGTCGAGCACCGTCCACGAGCGCGGGAACCCCGTCTCGTACCTCGAGGTGACCCACAGGAACGCGTCCCCGTACGCGTACATGCTGTAGGTGGCCGCGAACACGGCGTCGCCGATCCCGCCGGGGAACCACACCGGGTCGGGGTTCGACACCCACAGCGGCTCGAACGAGCCGCGGAACCGCAGCGGGAGCGTCGCAACCTGCTGACACACGAGTTGGAGGCAGCGAGCGACGGTGCCGACACCGGCGTACCCGGGGAGCGCCTCGAACCAGCCGTTCTGCGGGTACCGGAGCGCGTGCCGGATGAAATCGTCGACGCTCGTATAAGTCGGCGGCACCGCGTTCGTCGCCACAGGCAGGACGGGGTCGCTGCGGTCGCTGCGGCGCCACAGGCGCATAACAGCATCTTATGCTGATGATGCGATGCCGCGGCAACAGTTATGGGCTCCGGTCGAGGACAACCTCTCGAGCCGCGGCCCGAAGCGGGCGCTGCAGGTGGTCGAGATGCCGCCCTGGGTGCGGTGGCGCACGTCGAGCGAGAGCTCCAGGGCGATCAGGTGGATCGAGGAGTACCTCCCCGTCCCGGTCGGGTACGGGGCCGGGGAGCCGATGCGGCTGGCGGGTTTCCAGAAGCGGATCATCCGGACGATGTACGACCATCTCGCCGCGTTCGTGTCGATCCCGGCGGCGAACGGGAAGTCCACGCTGCTCGCCGCCGTCGCGGTCGAGCGGTTGTGCCGCGGTGACGCCTACACCGAGGTGATCGTGCTCGCCACGAAGCGGGAGCAGGCGGCGATCATGGTCGAGGCCGCGAAACGGTTCGTCAAATCGGTGCCGGAGCTGGCGTCCCGGTGCGTGTGGTACGCGGACGCCGGCATCCTCGAGTTCAAACCCACCGGCAGCAGGTTGCAGGCGCACCCGGCTCGGCTGTCGAGTCTCCAGGGGCTGAACTTCTCTCTCGCCGTGGTGGACGAGGTCGGGTTCGCCGACGACCCCTTGATCGAAGCGTTGATCGCCAGGTTGGCGAAGCGGCCCGACGCACGGTTGATCGGGATCGGCACGCCCGGGTTCGAGCCGAACATGCTGCACCGGCTACGCGAAGACCACGCCGACGGCTCATTGCCTCGAGGGGTGGCGTATCTGGAGTGGGCGGCCCCCGCCGGCGCCGACCACCACGACCAGCGCGCGTGGCGTCAAGCGAACCCCGCGCTCGCCGCCGGGTTCATGGGACCCGAAGCGCTCGCGATCCAGGCTGACCTCCTCCCCGAAAGAGCGTTCCGGGTGTACCACCTCGGCCAGTGGGTCGACCAGGCCGCCGGCTGGCTCCCCGCCGGAGCCTGGCAATCTAACCCCGTCACGGAACCACCCCCGCCCGACACCGACGTCGTGCTCGCCGTCGAAGGGACGTACCGGCGCACCCTCGCAGTGGTCGGGTGCGCCCTCGACGGGACACTTTTCTTCTGCTGGGCCGCCGAAGCAGCCACCGACGACGAGCTCCGCCACGTCCTCGACCAAGCATGCGAGCAGTGGAACGTCGTCGAGGTCACCTACCCGAAACGGATCCGCACCAGGCTGTTCGACCAGCTCCGCCACGCCGGTCTGCCCGTCGAACCCTGGGACAGCAAGCCCGACAATGAGGCCGCGTCGGCGAACGAGCTGTACCGCGCCATCATCGACGCCCGGGTACCCCACGACCACCACCCGCTCCTCGAGGAACACGTCGCCCAGCTCGCCGTCCGCACCAACGTCGACGGCAGCTTGCGCCTCACCCGCCCCGACACCGGCCAGCATGTCGACGCAGCCCTCGCCGCCAGGGCCGCATGGTGGCGAGCGTTCCAGCTCGCCGACCAGAACACGGCCGAACCGATCCGCATCTACTGACGCCCGCCGCATCCGACCGTTGCCTGACCTGGCAGCGTCGCCTAGGGCTGTCCATCGCCAAATCGGACAC